TATCTAGAGTTGGTTAATGATGTGCTTGTAAGGCTCAGGGAGCCAGAAGTAACTACAGTCAACGAACACACACTATCAAAGCTGGTTGGTAAGTACGTTAATGATGCTAAGAGGCAGGTAGAGGATTCCTATAACTGGAATGCTTTGTCTACCACACTGACAGCAACAACTACACCTACTATCTTTAACTACGTATTGACAGGGGCAGGGCAGCGGTTTAAGGTTATTGAAGTATATGATGCTACTACACGTAGGCATCTCAATAATAAGTCTTCCATAGAGATGACAAATAACTTTATAAGCTCTCCTAACCCTATCAACGGAGCACCTACATACTATAACTTCAATGGTGTAGACAGTAACGGAGATACACAGGTAGATGTGTTCCCAATCCCTGATGGTACGTATACACTGTACTTTAATCTGTTTGTACCACAGCCTCTGTTGTCATCTGATAGTAGTACATTGAAAGTACCTGCTGAACCTGTAATGCTTCTTGCTTATGCTCGGGCACTGGTTGAACGTGGTGAGGATGGTGGTCTTAGTAGTTCAGAAGCATACTCCATGTATAAGTCTGTTCTGTCTGATTATATTGCTATTGAGAGTGGCAGATACGTAGAGGAAGAATCTTGGGGAGCAGTATAGATGACTCAGCAGATTCAAACATTTAGTATTACTGCCCCAGGTTTCATGGGCCTGAACACTCAGGATAGCTCACTGGAACTAGCTCAAGGGTTTGCTCTGGTGGCTAACAACTGTGTGATTGACCAGTATGGTAGGGTTGGAGCACGTAAGGGATGGACAGCACAGCATAGTGCTCATGGTACACTAGGTACAGCAGCTATTAAGACTATCAATGAACATATAGCTGATGATGGTAGTGTATACACAATCTGTGCCGGTAACAACAGGCTGTATAAACTGGTTGGTAATACTCTAGTAGAGCTTACCTATGGTGGTGGTGGTACTGCACCAACGATCTCTGCTGATAACTGGAGTACAGCTAACTTAGGTGGTGCTGTATACTTGTTCCAACGAGGTCACGATCCACTTGCCTTTGATACAGCTTTGAGTAGTACACAGTATCGACGTATCAGTGAACTGGCAGGTTATACAGGTACTGTACAGAATGCTAACTTTGTACTTAGTGCCTTTGGAAGGTTATGGTGCGTAGATACTACTACAGATAAGAGTTTGATACAGTGGAGTGATATTAAAGCTCCTAATACGTGGTCAGGGGGCAGCGCAGGTTCATTGGATACTACATCTGTGTGGCCTAATGGTAATGATACAGTTGTAGGACTAGCTGCACACAACAATGCACTGTTTATCTTTGGACGTAACAACATACTTGTGTACAACAATGCTGATGTTATCATTGGAGACACTTCAACAGGTACTGGTGGTATCACTTTAGCAGATACTGTTACAGGTATTGGATGTATAGCTAGAGACTCTATCCAGAACACAGGCTCTGATATCATCTTCTTAAGTACTACGGGTGTACGCTCAGTACTAAGAACTATCCAAGAGAAGTCAGCACCTTTCAGAGACTTAAGTAAGAATGTTCGTAATGACTTAATGGCAGCTGTACAAGGGGAGAACCTAGACGATGTAAAGAGTGTCTATAACCCACTAGAGAGCTTCTATGTATTAGCACTGCCTGTACTTAAAGTATGCTACTGCTTTGACCTTAAACAACAGCTACAGGACGGTGCTGCTAGGGTTACAATGTGGGACAAGATTGAGCCTAAGAGCTTTTGCTATCGTACAGACGGTTCAATGCTGATAGGTGATAATGGCTACGTAGGTAAGTACACTGGATATACAGACAACGGTGCTTCATATAGGTTTCAGTACTTTACTAACCATGCTGATCTAGGGACTCCATCAATGGTGTCTATACTTAAGAAACTATCAGTGGTGGTTATTGGTGGTACAGCACAACCTATTACTATAAAGTGGGGCTATGACTTCACTACTAACTACTCATCACAGAATGCCCAGATACCTTCACAAGGTGTGCACTACTATGGTGTTGCTGAATACGGGATTGCTGAATGGAACTCTGGTGTAGCTCTGCAGACACTTGTAGCATATCCTACAGGCTCTGGTAAGGTAGTACAGACAGGATATGAGAGTGATATCAACGGTACAGCCTTGAGCATACAGAAGATAGAAATCCAGGCTAAACAGGGCAAGATAGTTTAAAGTTTAAGGAGATATACATTGACTGATTATACAAAGAGTACCTCATTTGCAACTAAGGATGCACTTGCCACAGGTAACCCACTGAAGATTGTTAAAGGTACTGAGATTGATACAGAGTTTAACAACATTGCTGTAGCTATTGCAACAAAGGCTGATCTAGCATCACCAGCGTTGACAGGTACACCTACAGCACCTACAGCTAGTGGTGGTACATCCAGTACTCAACTGGCTACTACAGCTTTCGTACAAGCTGCCATCAATGCACTCACAGGGGCTATCTCACTGTGGCCTACTAACTCAGCACCCAGTGGTTATCTATTGTGTAATGGTGCTCTGGTATCACGTACCACTTATGCAGGTTTGTTTGCTGTCTTAGGTACTACTTATGGTGCTGGTGATGGTAGTACAACCTTTGCTCTACCTGATACACGTGACCGTATGCCCATGGGTGCAGGTACTACGTATGCTGCTGGTGCTACTGGCGGTTCTAAGGATGCTATCGTAGTCTCCCATACTCATACAGCATCTGTTACTGACCCAGGCCATGGGCATAACTTTGTAGGTAGTGACTTCACTAACTCAGGTACTAGCAATGGTGGTAGTGCTCAGAACATGATTACACGTACTACTGACGCTCATGTGACAGGTATTAGTGTTAACATCAGTACTAACGGCTCGTCAGGTACTAATGCTAACTTGCCTCCATACCTAGGCTTCTACTTCATCATTAAGACCTAACGTTTACTTAAAGGAACACTAATATATGTTGGAAGCTCTAATACCCGCTGGTGTAAGTTTACTAGGTGGTTTGATGCAAGCAGACTCCGCAAAGTCAGCCGCTAATACATCAGCTAATGCAACAACTGATGCAGCAAGGATAGCTGCTGAAGCATCTAAGTTTAAGCCTGTAGGAATGACTACAAGGTTTGGCTCTAGTAACTTTAACTATGATGGTCAAGGTAATCTTACAAGTCAAGGTTATACACTATCTCCTGAACTGATAGCACAGCAAAACACTCTGATGGGTGGTGCTGCTGATTACCTGAATAACTATGCAGGTAGTAACGCTCAAGCAGGTCAAGGGTTGTTCAACCTAGGACAGCAGTATGCAGCTACATCCCCTGAGCAAGCAGCACAGTCATGGATGCAGAAGCAACAAACACTGCTACAACCTTCCCGTGATACCTCTTATGCTGCAATGCAACAGAGACTACAGAACTCAGGTAGACAAGGATTATCAGTATCACAAGGCGGTAACTTAGGTTCAGCCAACCCTGAAGCACAAGCATACTACAACGCTCTGGCACAGCAGGATGCTCAACTGGCAGCACAGGCTACAGCTGAAGGCCGTAATCAAGTACAGTTCGGTAGTGGCTTGATGACAGGTGGTTTACAGCTACAAAGTGATGCGTATAACCCGTATAAGACTATGTTTGGTCTTACATCTGCACTAGAAGAAGCTGGTAGGTCGCCTTATGAGCTATCTACAGCAGCTGCTGGTCGTAATACAGCAGCCAA